GAAGGGCATTCTGGACCACATCCGTGGTGCCAAGGATGCAATTCGCCCAGTCTACATCGATATGCTGGCGCGATTCATCTTCCGTGAGCGCGCAGTCTCGAGTGGCTCGCGTGCATCGGAGGGCAAGGGTCATCGCGACATTGCCTATATGCTCTTCTTTGAGTTCATTCGTGAGCTCCCAGACCTTGACATTGACCTGGTTCCACTGTTCCCACACTTTGGGAGCTTCCAGGACTACAACCATCTTCTGGCTCACGCTCGGGAGACTGGCAACAATGACATCGCCAATGCGGTTGGTGTTGAGTTCGCTCAGGCGCTCGACAAGGACCTCCGCAAGATGATTGGGGTTGGTATCAATTTTTATAATGGCGAGGTCTCCACCATCTCCCAGGTCCGCGACAAGCTCGACACTTTCCGCAAGGAGGTTCAGGCAATGAACGCGGATGAGCGCAAGAAGCTTCACCAGAAGCTGCATCTCTCGCTGGCTGGCAAGTGGGTCCCTCGTCCTGACAGTTCCTTTGGCAAGAAGCGCCAGGAGCGTCGCAAGGAGCACGGCAAGGAGCCTCACGGTACGCACGAGAAGCGATTCTCTCGTCATCGCGAGTTCCTGATGGCACACTTCTTCTTCTTCACAACTGAGTCGTCGGTGAAGACAGGTCCGTCGTACAAGAAGCCAACTGAGCGTTGGAGTGCGCTTTCGGACAAGCAGAAGACCTTCTACGAGACCGTGATGCGTTGGTTCACCAGTACCATCAATCTCATTCTGGACGTCCCTGAGACGCTTATGAGTGAGAACAAGTGGGACCAGCTCGACCCGACCACAATGCCATCTGGCGCAGTGCATCAGCACCGTCTCGCTCTCCTGAACGAGATTGTGGGTGAGACACTGCCCATTGGTATGGCGGAGAAGGGCAACCGCTCCACTGACAAGGACCGCATTGCTCTCCGCCAGGCGATGAACAAGGCTGCAGTTGATGGTGCCCTCAAGGGTGCTACTCTCGATTGCGTCAAGTTCGCCAACGTCATCTGGTCTGGCAGTGGAATCGCCAAGCGCTTTAGCGCAGCCGAGCGCCTGGTGCTTCACGCTCAGTTTATGGCTCTGGTGGAGGACATCCGCGCACGAGCCGTGAAGGAGTACGAGGAGGCGATTGCTACTTGGGAGGAGAAGGGGAGCGACCCCGCATCCAAGCCGGTTGATCCACTCTACGTCATCGCCACGATTGACGTCTCTGGTTCGATGGCGGGTGCAGGTGTGATGGGCGCTGCCATCATCCTCGGCATCATCACCACTCTCCTCAGCAAGCTGGGGCGCTCCTTCATCACCTTCCACGACAACCCGACCGTCATTACCCTCCGCAAGGATGGTGACATTGTCGATTGGGTTGAGCAGGTGGCAAAGGCACCCTGGGGTGGTTCGACGGATGTGGACAAGGCGATGCAGAAGCTGGTTGACATTATGGAGGGCGTTCGCAAGCAGGATGCCTCCTTTACTGGTAACAATGCCAGTATCAACCACATCATCTTCACGGATGGGCAGTTCAACAACGGCTTTTGTCGCTTTGCGCCTGCGCCATCGTCCAGGTATGGATATTCATCCGAGTTCAATGAGGACACCGCGTGGGGCACTTTTGCTGACCGAATGGGCGATATGTTCGCCAAGCACAAGTTCCCTCTTCCTCGCACCACCTTCTGGAATATGAACTGCCGTAGCCCGGGGTTCCCCGCAACTGGTGGCAAGAAGGGTCTCATCCTGCTGGAGGGTCTCAGCCAGGGTCTGATGATGAGTGCACTCGGCTCTGCCGTGACTCTCACGACCAACGAGAAGGGACAGAGTGTGGCAGCCATCGACCCAGTCGATATGTTCCTGCGCTCCATCTACCGTGAGGACTTTGACAAGGTATCCGCAGCACTCGTCGAGTCCAAGGTCCACGGTCTGGACCCTCGATGCATTGAGGTGATTGACCACTTTGCCGCACCCTACCGCAAGGTGCCCATCCTGGAGGCACTCAGCGAGATTGTGATGAGGCGCGACAAGGTGCAGGTTCCTGCACAGGTTCCTGCACAGGTTCCTGCACAGGTTCCTGCACAGGTTCCTGCACAGGTTCCTGCAGAGAAGCCTCGTGATGAGGAGCCTCGTGAGGAGGAGTGGTCGACTGCCCCTGCAGTTTCTGCCCCACACGTGCTGGACCCGCTCATCACCCGCGCCGAGGAGATGATTGCAATGCTGACCGAGCGCATCCAGGAGAACGAGGCGGTTCTCGTGTCCAAGCCAGACCTGACCACATCGATGTGGGCTGCGAACGAGCACGCCTACGACATCGATGTGGCGAACCACTGCCTGCCCAAGCTTCGCGCTGACCTTGCAACTCAGGAGAAGGACCTTGCTGCGCTTGTCACTGCTCGTGGCTACTAAATGTGGTGTGCGCAATTCAAAAGTGCGTGTAATTGCTCTGCAATAATCGCACTTTTGAATTGTCGCAACCATCTTTGGTTGGATATATGACACAAATGATGATGTTTTGAAAAATTTGTTTTAAATAAATAAAAATTGATAATTTGATATTATGATTATTTAATTATAATATCAATAATACAAATGGAGATTATACCAATAACCGATACTATTACTTTGTACTATAATGACACAAATGACTCATATTGTACCGGTCCGGATATAGATGTTATTCCAATTAATATTATGTTATCCAAAGAAAAAAAACCTAAAGATGACATTATAGATAAGATAAATCATATGCTACATAATAAAAAGAATATTATTTCTAATATAGTAGACAAGTATTATCTCTTTTCTGATTCAAAAAGAACAAAGTATAATATTGATAGTTTAAAGTTATATACTAATTATAGAAAGAATTACAAACCATCTGCTTATACTAATATTATTCCTATTAATTTGCGCCTTTCTGAACAAGGACTATATAAAATGATAATGAATGAAATAACAAGTATTAATATGAATATGTCATATCCTCATTATATTATAGTTAATAATGATAATATATTTGATTTGACATTTAAAATAATTTATAAAACCTTTGAGGTTGATATTAATATGATATTATCATCTTCTTATCCATTTATTCCCCCTACTATTGAATATAAAAAACCACAAATTACAATTGAATTACTTTCTGCTATTATGAATATGGACGTGTGGAATATAAATCATTGGAATTATACAATTACATTGGAATTGTTGATTTGTAATCTGGCAATAACACTAGAGCCTCACTTTATGAAAAATATAACTACAGAAGAAAAGTCATTAATAGATATGAAAACAATGGAATTATATTCTCTTATTGGATATACTTCTCCCTATAATATTCAATTACCAATTGTAAAGAATATAAAAACAAAAGAAAATAAACATTGGAAAGCAGGAACTGGATATGGAAGTCATGACGATAAAGAATGGAATATTAATAATTATATTGATAGTAATATATTAAAAAATGAGAAGATTTATAATACTTTATTAGTAATTTCGCAAAATATAAAAGTTAATTCATTACTATGTGAAATTATTGAGAAACAATTTGAAACTATAAATTTGATGATATTTAGTGAGCAAATAAAAATCTACACTTTGTATCTTGATATTTTAAATAAAATGTGGTGTGCGCAACCATCTTTGGTTGAAGGACAAGGAATCCGCACTTGCGGATTGTCCTCAACACAAATGACAGATAAAATTAATATTAATACGATTGTAAATAGTACTCGCCATATGGTAAAAGATATTAATAATATTATTATGAATGAAACGTTAATTAAAACAATCGATGAAAATATTCTGCCTTCTTATTTGTACTTTGTTGACACTATAAATAAATTAACAACTATGGTGGAACCAGTCATCATATCAAAATCAAGTATTGATATTGATATGCAAGATAAATACATTAGTATGGTTGAAGAATATAATTACGATACAATGGAATTAGATAAAAAGCATCGATATTATAATAACCATAAAACAACAATCAAACCAAATACTATTGTTAGAATAATGTCTGAATTTTCAACAATTCAACAAAGTCTTCCCAAAACGTGGGATTCAAGTATCTTATTCCGTATAATCCCTTCAAATATGAATATGTGTAGTTTTATGATTGTTGGTCCGAAAGATACACCATATCACAATGGTTTATTTGAATTTCACGCTTATTTCCCGGATAATTATCCACAGGTTGTCCCACAAGTCCTACTCCATACAACTGGAAATGATACTGTTCGATTTAATCCAAATCTTTATGCGAATGGTAAAGTATGCTTATCACTATTGGGAACGTGGAGAGGACAGGCAGGTGAATCGTGGATACCAAATTTATCATCCTTCATTCAGGTAATGATATCAATCCAATCCTTGATTATGGTTGATGAACCATATTTTAATGAACCTGGATATGAGAGAGAAATTGGAACAGAAAGAGGGAAACAAAATAGTATGGAATATAATGATACAATTAGATATGAAACGGTGCGCCTGACTATGGTTGATATGCTACGTAATAAACCGCCTGAATATGAAGACTTTATTACGGAACATTTTAAAATGAAGAAAGATGAAATTATTATGACTGTTTCTAAATGGGTTGATGAAAGCAAAAATAAAGACCGATTTAATAAATTATTTGATGAATTAAAAACATTACTTTAACCCTTTAAATGAAGGACTTTTTCAAATATATAATTACTGCCACCTAATATAACAATCAAAAGAACAACCGTTGCTGCAATAACCACATTTGGATCTTTAATATATTGCTTAAGTAAATTATTAATAGGTGTATATAATGCAGCTAACACGATTACTAAAATTAACAATAATACTGTCCTGGGACCCATTAAAATAGTTTATAAAATAATTTTATAGATTATTTTATAAAATAATTTTATAGATTATTTTATATTCTATTTCTCTGCAATATCATAAGAATTTATCTTAATTAAATTTTATAAATTATTATAAATGATAATAATTTGTAAAAACAAAGATCTTGATTTAAAATTAGAAAACTATATCGAAAGTTTTATAAATAATCCCCATAAAAATAAAATAGTCGCAATTGATTTTGAATTTAATAGAGTGAATAATAAAAGAGTTATTGGATTATGTCAAATTAATTTTAAAATTAATAAAGAAAGTGAAATATTTTTATTTTATCCGCCAAATATAAATATAAGATTATTTGAAAAATTATTAATCTCTCCGAATATTACTAAAGTACTTCACGGCGCTGAATCATTAGATATACCTTATTTATTTGACCACGTTATAATGAAACAAAATATCCCATTATTTTGCAATAATTTATTTGATACACGTTATTTATGTGAATATTATAATATTGAGCATAATAATGGTGGACGCTGTCGAATTTATGAATTAATGAAACAAATGGGTGCCATTTCTACAAAGCAATATAATGATATGATATCAAATGATAAAAAACTTGGGCACATTTGGGAGATTCATATTGATGTTAGGAATATGACTAATCCAAAATTAATAAAATATTGTGTTGACGATGTTGAATTCTTACCTGATTTATATGAAAAATTCCCAAAAAATGAGATATATATGAAAATCATCCCGGCAATGACTCAATATAATTATATTATTCGATATAACGAAGAATTAGATAAAATGTTTGCTAATATATCGCAATATAATACACGACGTGATAGTACCTATAATATGAGTTATAATGATATTTATATTATATGTCTTACGTGGTTAAATAGTCATCATATGTATTATATTCTCTATAATATAAATTATTTTAAAAAAATTATTGATATGATTGTTAAAAATATTGTATATAATATTTTGGACGATAATATTAAAATGATGGACTACAATGGGATTGAATTTATAGTAAGCGATATTAAAAAGGAACTTTATAAACTTATTTAAAGTTATATTATCTTATATATTTAGAAATATGTCCCAGAACCAAACACCACACACTCAAACCCAAAGCTCTCAACAGAACCGTCGTCCTCGCCCTCGCGCAGGACGCACACTCCTTGTCAAGCCATCTGATAACCAATTTAATGCATCTGTATTTAATGGTCTTCAAGGGCTCACAACTACTCATCACACTGAAAAATCGAACTCTTATTTCCTTACATTTACCACAGCACAAGATTCTCTTAATGGACTTAAACATATTAAGAAGACTTGTGGTCGTGATGTGAGAGTAAAGTTTGCTCACTATCGTGTATTTTTCAAACTTGAAGGACTGACTGATAGCAGTGATTACAACACTGTTAAGACAGCGCATACTAATCTTATCCAATCAACCGGAGCGAATGTTCTTTATTACAGACTCTATAGAAAGAACAATAGCTATCTTGAATGTGGAGACTTTACCGTCGACACCAAGGAAGGATTTGATGCTCTCCTCAGTGCAGACCAACACAAGACATTTTCTTTTGACAACCTTAATGGAACACATTATCGTTATAAGAAGAATGATCAACAATCTACTGGTGCACCTGCCACCGCCACAGCATAAACTTGTGAACCACATACTAGTGTATCCATATTATTAATATTATAATGTTTTAATGTTTTATTTTCATTCATTTTTATATTATGGAAATATATATTATCTTTAATAGATAATATATCTTTTAAATCTTTGAGTTTGATATCAGATGATACTAACGGTGATATAATACTCATTTCTTGAAATTTATTATACCGTACTAGTCTTAATCTAATGTATTTATTTTTATTATAATAAAGGGTATAAGTTGTATCTTTAGACCATTCACAAAACATACAGTCTAATTCATTGCCATCTTGGAACCAGTCATAATCAGACCATTCAGTTAACATGTAGATTGGGGTGTTATTAATACTAATTTCTTGTTCAAAATATTCATTTTTATGATTAAATCCTTCAATATGAATAATCATATGTTATAGTATTTTATAAATAAAATATTAAATAACTAACATATCAATAAGCATATTAATATGCACTAATATATAGGGAACATTATGATGATAATTATTTCCAACCATTTGGTATAATAACTTTATAATTTTGATATCACAATTATTTTTTTTATCACAACATACAACAGTATCAATGACAAATTTAAAATAATCATTAAAATTATCAGACCAATCATTTTCTAATAACATTTCATCATAATTATATTGATTTAATTTATTCTTAATAGCATTCTTTATACTATCTGGAACATATAATATAATTCTTTCATTTGTTTCTAATATTAAGTTTTTAATAATATTCAAATCATTATTATTTGAAAATTCATAAGATAAATAATCAATATAGGCTTTTTGGAAATTGCTTCTTATTTTATTTTCTATTTTATGCGTGGTTATATTGATTGCATCATATATTTCATTATAGTTATTCTTAACATAATCAATATCATAATTACTATCAATATTTAATATTGTTTTCAACATAATATCACATTCATTATTTAGTACAATTGTTGATTCATTAGTAGTATCATTTATATATTTTATATGGTCTTGTCGATGTTTATATGATATAATAATATTTTGAATTGTTCGATTAACGTCCATACTCTTCCATTCATTAAATAACTCTTCAAATATAGTTATATGATTTATAAACTTTTTTAATTTTTGATATATAGTTATATCAAACATACTATTAACAAGAGCATTAATATTATCTAATAAAATAATATCAATTGGATGTCTATCTTTAATATTTCCAAGTATTCCATCAGGAAAATTATAAATCATAATAGCAGTTAAGAATATTTTTACATTTGCAGTAATTCTTAACCATTTCATTAAAATATTAACATCATTTATTAATTCTTTATTCATCATAATTTTTTTATATTTATTAAAATCATTTTCGCTAAATAATTTATATTTGATAATTTTTTTAATAATTTTATTTATTTTATATATTCTATAATATCTCTGTATTATAATTATATTATTAATCATTAGTTATCTATAATGATTGATAATATTAATTCCCTATTATTCCCTATGTCAGATGTATTCGGCGCTATTCGAAAAAGGTTTTCGAATATTCGCGAACCATAAGAGAGCCCGTATATTTGAAAACGGTATTACCGTTTTCAAATAGCGATGCTCACAGATAATAAATGGAACCGGGAATTAATAAGAACCTGGGACAATGCTAAATAATCTATCGCATATTTTAGTATTATCAATTGTCCTATTTGTTGATTCATAATCCCTATATCTTTTATATTTCTTAATATAATTATCTTTTTTTTTATTGTCACTAAGAATATAAAATGCTTCCTTTAATAATTTAATATCATTTATCATTTCTTTGGTCAGAAAAGGTAAACCATTAAATTGACTAATTTTTTCTCTATAACTTTTAAAAATTTCGCTTTCAGGTGCATTAAATGGCAAACCTAAAATTTCATAATAGTTTTTTATCATTAGAATTATTAATATAATATTAATTTGTAAACCAGTATAATTTTTTTGGTTCGGGGGATAAAGCAGTATCAATAATATGTTTCAATGTAGTATCATCATAATTCATAATTCTATTTCCTCCACCCACCATATTATTAATAGGCGGTGATATCATATAGTTATTTATATTATTATAGGCTATTCTATAATCGTGGTCAAATAAAATGATATTTTTAGATTTTAGATATTTTATAAATTCAGGATATTTTATATTATTATTCATATTACTATAATTAACAATAAAAATTGATCCTTATTACACAAATGATTAATTTTATGAAACAAGCCTTAAGGCTTGTTTCATAAAAATTGATTATTTATTACTTTAAAAAAAGATTATATATATAACTATAATGCTATCTAGTGTGAATAAGAAGAACGTGGCGGAACTTTTTAACAGTATTAGTACTAATGAAGAGTTTGAAGTTATGTTTAATAACTATCGTCCCGACAATGTATTATCACTTATTGATTTTATGAATGTTATGAAATATGTACGATATCGTGCCGAGGTTGACAAACTGCCCCTTAAAGAAAGTATCAGTCTTGATGTTTTCTATGGGGAATATCGTTTTACTATTGATACTTTGGAAAATATTAATAATGTTCTTGGTCTATTATATCAACGAAAAAATAATAATTTATTTTCCATTTTGGTATCTCAATACTTGGACAAGGACGGGTTTCATTTGATTCAAAAAATTAAAGATAAAAGTAATATTATTGATGTTGATAATATGAATATTAGATTTCGCAAGTCTAAGGAATATGAAGTGGGTGACAAAGACGTTATTATGAAATTATCCAAACTCCCATCCGAAGATGCTGGTAAAATTTTATATCGTTATAAGCAACGTCTATCTCTTGAAATCCAGAAAGATACTTATATAGATTTAACAATTATCCGTACCAGTGATAATCCTAGTACAATTATGGGAGCTACGAAATCATATGAAATTGAAATTGATTATTCACCAAAGAACAAATTAGATTCTAAAATGTTCGAAATAATTTTAAATGAAACTGAAACAATTAAAAAAGTTATGATTGGAAGTAATATTATTATTGATATTAAAGAAGAAAGAGAAATTCTAGAAAATTACAAACAACTGGTTTATGGTAATAGTGGTGAACAGGCAACTATTCTTTATACTATGCAACCTATCTCTGCCGAAGTACAGCATATTATTGATATTATTCCGAATAAGTATTCTGCGACTGATAAAGCGGATGGCGAGAAATATCAATTATTTGTTCACAAAGGAGAAGCATATTTAATCTCGAATAACTTGCACGTTAAGAAGACAGGAATGAAGGCTAAACTAAAGGATACCATTGTGGAAGGTGAGTTGGTATATTTGGAGGAGAAAAAGGTTTATACCTATATGATGTTTGATTGTCTGTATTACGATGGAGAAGACTATCGTGGCAAGGCAGTACTAAAAGAACGTTTGAGTCCACTAAATGCCATTAGTAATGCATTTAATAATAAACCATTTATAATTAAGGATTATGAAGGTGCATTTGATTTGATGTCAATTAAAAAACACTATGTTGAAATGATTCGTAAATATTATGACGAATTAAATCATAGTATTGAGAAGATGAAACAAAATGATATTCTTGTTTATCCAAAGATGTTTATGTATCCAAATGGCGGGAGTTCATCCGAGGTATTTTTATTCTCTGATATTATTTGGAATAATTGTACAAAGAATACAAATGTTGCTTGCCCATATGTTCTTGACGGTGTTATATTTACTCCACTTGAACAAAAATATACACGAGACCGTAAAGAGCAACGTTTAGCTGTGTACAAATACAAGCCACCTAGCACCAATTCAGTCGATGTCTATATTACTTTTGAAAAAAATAAGGATACTGGTGGATATATGGATATTTTTGATAATTCACTCCCAGATAAAATTGAGAATAAAGTATTTAGGGTTGTCAATTTATTTGTAGGTGAAATGATTGGTGGGAAAGAACAACCTGTTCCATTTATGAAAGAAAATAATAATCATATTATTTATATGCCTCTTGTTAATGGACAGGTTAGAGATATTGAAGGAAATATTGTGAATGATAAAACGGTTGTGGAAATGATATATAATAATGATACCACTATGCCCCATCAATATAGATGGAATATTACATGTACCCGTTGGGATAAAACAGAAAGTGTTTTGCGTTATAACAAACGATATGGTAATAACAGAGAGGTTGCTGAAAAGGTATGGAAGAGTATGATTGAATCGGTAACCATTGAGGAAGTCGCAAATTTAGCCAATCCCAAGACATATGATATGCAAATGAAATTATTATCATCGCGTCTTGATAGCAGTGTTATAGTATCACAAAGAAAACAAGATGTTTATTATCAAAAGATTACTAATCTTATTAAGAAAATGAGAGAATTTCACAATTGGGTTAAATCGATTATTATTTATACGTATTGTTCTCCAATGCCCAATAAACTTGGCGGAAAAGCAATGAAACAAACTGTTCTCGATATTGGTTGTGGTCGTGGTGGTGATATTCTTAAATTATATCACGCACGTGTGGGTGATTATGTTGGGATTGACCCCGATTTTGAAGGTATTTATAGTGCAACCGATGGTGCTATTAGCAGATATAATTATTTGAAATCAAAATTCCCAGACTTTCCAAAAGCAACATATATTCAGGCAGATGGTGGAATTTTATTTGATAGTAACAGTCAATTGAAGGCGCTCCCAAATCTTTCAAAAGAAAACATCAATTCACTTGACAGAATTTTCACTAAAGACAGAAAATTTGACACATTTAGCTCTCAAATGGCTATTCACTATTTGTTCAAGGATAGTACTACTATTAGTAATATGATTACTAATATTAAAAATTACCTCAAGAAGGATGGTTATATTTTGCTAACATTATTTGACCCAGCAAGAATCCATAAGAACTTTGACGAAAATGATCATATTACATCTTACTATACTGATGACGAAGGCAAGAGAAATGTTTTGTTTGATATTGTGAAAAAATACGACGGAGACATTACCAATAAAGTTGGTCAACCAATTGATGTCCATATGTCGTGGATTAGTGAAGAAGGAAAATATATTGAGGAATATCTTGTGACAAAAGAATTAATGGTTGATACTATGGCAAAAGCCGGATGCAAATTAGTTGATACCGATTTATTTGCCAATATATTTAATATCAATAGACCTTATTTTGAAAATGTGATTAAATATGAAGAAAATCCTAAAAACAAACAATTCTATGAAAAAGTAGCAGAATTTTTTGGTGATTTGAAAGGTGCAGATAAGGAGAGCCGCAATTGGTCGTTTATGTTTAGATATTATGTTTTCCAGAAATCATAAACTTGAAAACTTGAAAATTTTCTAATAAAAATTGATAGTTGCTTATAATTTTATATGATTTTACATAAAATCATAAGAATTCCTATTATTCCCTATTTCAGATAATAAGAGCCCAAATTAAAATAAAAATAATTAGAACTAATTATTTTTATTTAATTTTAAGGCTCTTAATAAGTGGAACCGGGAATAACATTTATAAAAAATTGATAATTTTACTTTAAAATCCATAAACTATAACTATTAATGTTTACTTATACGGAACTCAAACAAGCTGGTCTTATTAATAATCTTATGATTGTACATCCTGTACATGATAAGATTATCCCATTGGAACACGTATGTAAGTGTCTATTTGGGGTTAAAACTTTGCCCATTACTACGTGTCTTATTAAACTGGAACTAGATGGTATTATTATTAATTATAACGATATGTATTATATTAAAACATCACGATTTGGACATTTCCTCGATAATGTAGGCTGTTTGGACAAGTATGAAAATAAGTATTTGGTTATTAATTATTGTAACTTTTTGGAAAAAGAAATTACTGGAATTCAAAAAGATATTTATCATTTTAATATGCAATTTATTGAATATTTGGAAAAGTATAAACCAATTCATTATAACACCATAATTCGAATGATTGGGAAAGAGCATTGTAATGGGATGATGGCTGGGTATGAGAAAGGTATTAATATTATGATGATTAAATATGATAATTTTTATATCTCATATGGATATGACATTATGGAAAATGAAATGTATGTATGTATTGATAAACAAAATACACAAACATTTAAAAAACTTGCTGAAGACATTTTTCAAGCAATGTTACGTACAAATGTAGATGAATATGTTATGTATAATGTTGAAAAAATTACTGGAAATGCTAGTTTTGCTAAATTATTAGTACTCGCACATAATAATAATGATTTTGTTATTCCAATTGAAGTTGCAATGAGTATTATCCAATTTAAAAGTGAAAAACAACAAAATCATTATAATATTAAATTTATGACACTATATAAAAGTGGAACAATTTGGAATAAAGTAGACGATATGTGCGAGACCCATATTATGCTTAATTTTGAAGGATTAAATCGTTATTATCTCAATTTGGATGATACATTTATTGATAATAAAGAAGAAGTTAATACACTATATTATGATATAACTAATGAACTTATCGTTAGTTATAAAACACTATATAATTTGATTAATAGAAAATAATTTATTTATGAACTTGTTAACCATACACTATATTGACCAAGAGAAGTATTAAGTTCAATATGAGGTGTGGCGTATGCATAGAATGTAGGAACAAACACAGAATCAACGCCATAAACTATTGGGTCATAATAGAGATAATAAATTGGCTGATTAGATACTGGCACATAAGTGGATGCCATACGATAAAAATCATCTGATTCGCTTGAAATATCATCATCTAAACGCTTCGATGATTTGCGAGATGATTTACGAGAGGACTTGCGCTTTGCACCACCTGTATAGCGTCCCTTAAATTTTTCAAAACTTGCGAGATAGCCTTGAACTGCTTTTTCTTCATTCTTAATTTCAAATGGCTTTATGCTAAAATCAACTTTATCATTTTCTTTTCTTTCAGTTACTTTAAAGTGATAAAATTTAGCCTTTCCATTTCCACCTTTCTGAATTGTAAAATAAAAATGAGGGACATTATTATTAAAGTGTTCAGATAAATTATTGTAAAATTGCTTAGCAGCTTCAATTGAGTTTTTCGCTTCAAGTTTAGTTTCAAATTCACCTTTTATGTAAGGATTTACGAGCTTATATTTATTACCCATTATATATATTAATTTAGAATTTTTTTAAAGTTTATTTTTATATATTTTCAAGTGAAACAATATAATAAGATGAATTATAATCTGTAATAATTCTCACTTTATCATTTATATTTATTTTATATTTTTTATCATCAGTTAAATATCTGGTATGTAATTCTTCTTTTTTTAAGTATGTTTCTTCGATGCATATTAATTCATTTGCATTTTTTGCCCAATGTTTCTTGAATGCATACCACATATCATTTATATTTAATGATTTATTTATTATTTGCTTATTAACTTTATTTACCGTACACCATAAATATTTTGTATAATTTTTAATACCATTTTCATCAAAAAACATTTTTTCTTTTAATTTATTAATGTCAAAACTAATATTAACATCTTCTATTATATCATACATCTCATTTAGATTATCAATATTATCAATATACGAAGTGTCTTTTCTTTTAACTGACATAAAATAATCATAAAATTTTGTTCCATCCCCATTTATCATATTATCAAAATTTAACCATTTATTTGGGATATTATATGCATCACTTACTATTAAACCATGTAATGATGACGAAATGATTTTTTCACAACTTAATATTTCATCAACAACTATTTCAATATCATCATTTAATAAATTTATAATATTTATATTTTCTATCATATTATATTTTTTTTTAATAATGTCATAATGAATATGATGAGGTATTATTCCTAATTTATATTTTTTAGTTATAGTTGGATGATAATAAATTGGCAGTAATAATCCTGGGTCTCCATAGGTTGGTGGACAATAACACCCGATATCTTTTAATCTTTTATGTGTAAGAGGACCCCGGACAATTATAATATTCCCTTTATTTATAGGTTGATTAATATCTCGTATTCCACTCCCATATACGATTGTATTATTATTACAATATCGCATAATTGAGCCACAGCTTATTATTTTTGGTGATTTTACATCGAAATTAAATGTATACTCATTTATGTTACAAAATTTTTTTAAATAATATGGTGTTATAATATCGCCAAAATTATTATTCATATTATAATAACAAAATGGGATAATACTATTACTAATATCAATATATATATTTGGAATATATTTTTTAATAAAATCAATCTGCATATTATTATAAATATACTCTATCGTACAATCATTAAAATATCTATCAGATGCACTCACACTATTTATATTATTGATATTCCAGTATTTTGTTCTATAAAAATGATAAAATACTATCATATCAATATATTCTTTATTTATATTATTAGTTGAGTTAATAATATTAAATCCAGGTTTTAAAAATGTGATATGTGATGGATTTATCATTATATATAATAATAATAAACTATCATCCCCACATCGCGGTGCATTGATTAACCAAGATTCTTTATAATATTTAATAATTGTTTCGTAAAAATTTATTTGTTTGAGTCCTTTCACATTGTATATATTAACGCCACTACATAATCTATATATATCAGAGCGCGCATTTGGATATAATGATTTAATTTTTTCTAAATCTTTAATTATTGGAGGAAACTTATTAATATAATAATTTTCGATATAACTCCCCCCAATATATTCAACACTATTAAAATCTATATCTATCATTCTATTTGTATATACATCTGGTTCAATTTTAACAATATAATCAAAATCCGATAATAATTTATATGCATATAAATGATAAAAACACTCAATCGGATATTTTAAACCATACGGTCGTTTATTAATATTAATAAAATCATTCGATAAATTAATTTCAATTATTTTAATATCATATTGAATACATAAAAGTTTCATCTCACTTGTAAATTTTGTTCCAATAATATATTTACTATAACCTTTATTATATTTTGTAAATATATTAATGGTAATTATACTATATGGAACATAATTATTATTACACGTAATAATAACGGCATTTCTCATTATAACAATATATAAAAAGACTTTTTAAAAAATTGATATTTAAATTAATTAAAGGTAAAATCGATTATATCATATATGGTTTGTATATTAGAGGTTAAGACAACTCAATCCGTTCACATTAAAACTTTAGTTGACGCACTAAGTCCTTTATTAAGCGATATTAGTATTCATTTTTATCCAAAAAAATTTAAAAATGATAATGGTGAAGAAGTTGAAGGAGGAATAATGATTAAAGAAATAAATAAAACAAGTACTATTCTTATTCATTGTAAATTGGATGCTGATAAATTTGATACATATAATTATAATTATAAAGCTGATAAATTAATTATTGGTATTAATCTCAATAATTTTCTTAAATGTATTAAATGTATGACAAATTGTGATACAATGACGTGGAGAATAGATAGCGATGATATTAATAAATTAATTATGATTCTTGAGAGTGCAAATGAAAAGAAAACATTTAAAATAAATTTAATGGATTTAGAAATGTTAGACTTGGATATTGAACCAGAAAAATTTACATATAAAGTTAAAATGCCAACACAAGACTTTCAAAATTATTGTAAAAATATGTTAAATGTTGCAACAGATGGTAAAATGGAAATCAGATGTTTAGATAATACATTATTTATTGGTGGTTCGGGTGATTTAGGCACAGTTGAATTTGAAATTGTTGCAACGAATAATAGTTCCGGATTATATATTAAAAAAGAAAATAATAATACTTATGAAATACCACAAGGTAAATATGAATTAAAATATCTAATTACTTTTACTAAATGTTCTAATATGTGTACTCACGTTACATTATATTTAAAAAATAAATATGCACTTGTAATTGAATATAATGTATCAACACTCGGTGTTATTAAATTTGTGCTTTCTCCATGTAAGAAAAATAATGATGCATATAATGAAAATAATTAAAAAATTGACAGAGAGTTAGGATTGTGAACAATCCTAACATTTCCTATTAACCTTTATAAACAACCCATTTGAGTTGTTTATAAAAATTGATTTAAAAATACATTAAAAATATAATAATAATATTAATGACAAGTGAAGAAGGAATCAAACTAAGGGATTATTATTATTATATGGACCCAGAAAGTTATTATAATAACCCAGAAGATTATTATCATAAAGATACAGGTCATTTTAAAAAATCAATGAATGATATCTTAAAAGAAACCTGGAAATATACACCACGTACTGTTACGTATATTAATATAGATAAAACATATAGAGCTGAATTTCAATTAAAAAGACCTGCTGACTGTTTTTCTTTTGAATCGTGGAAATTTAATAGTGGTGGTAGTGATGTTAAATTCTTTTGTAATGATGTTGAATTATTTACTAAATATTCATCAAGAGAACCCATTTTCTATACAAAAGATGGAGTAACCAGAGTTGTTATTATTACTAATAAATTACATGTATATGATATGGATGGGAATTGTATCAAATCAGATATCAGTATCGGAATGGATTGTTTTGTTGATTTTATTCAAGTATCACCGCGTTATGCAATTGGGATGACAGAAGAACGTTGTACATATGACCCGTGTGGAAGTATTTGGGATTTGGAAACATTAATGTTTGATGAGGATACCGAACAAGAAAAGTTTTATAGTAATCATCGAACACCAATTACTTTGGCGGGAAAATGTGATTGTAATAATAAGAAGCGTTTTCCACGGGCAGATAGAGGAAACGACGTTTCTCATTATTATCACTCGCGATATATTCCCATTCTCGCCACTCCCGATGGGTTTGTTGTATGGGATACTGTAAAACGAAAAATTATGGATACAAAAGTATCATATAAAGATGCATATACTGGGGACTTTGAGTTTGACCCTGCTTATGTAGACCCACTTATTGCTATTTCACAAATGTGTGGTCGCAGTGTGGAAGAATTAGAACAAGAAATGTTTAAGAATGATGGTAAACTATCATTTCAGTTCGCACACAATGATGGACCAAACTAAATTTGTGTAAAACACTAAATTTGTGTAAACACTAAATTTGTGTAAACACTTATGTTACACTAAATAAAAATAATTATTCTAATTATTTTTATTTAATTGTTAGCATCGCTATTTGAAAACGGTAAGACCGTTTTCAAATATATGGGCTCTCTTCTGGTTCGCGAATATTCGAAAACCTTTTTCGAATAGCGCCGAACACAA